AAGTATGGTGACAACGTCGGGATCGACGAACTCAGGGATCTGTCCTTCATCGGCGGCCTCAGCAAGAAGGAGGGTAAGGGACAGCCTACTTCCGAAATTAACTCGCTCCTGCGGTCGTACCGGATCGACGCCTTTCTCTACCTAGGCGATCTCCCGAACCTTATCTGTGACCAAAAGATCAATGCGTGTACCTCGTTTGTCTGGCACCCGTCGCACTACATCTCCCTTCCCAAAATAGAGCGAAACAAGTTGAGCGTGTTCAGCGAAATCATTGCGCTGGCCCCCTCTGCGCAGACCATCCTTGCGGAGACACTCGTCGACCAAATCATCCATTACATTCCGCACTTTATCGACCAGCCCACACCACCCAAGTCCAGCCGAAACGAGCTCCGGGTCAAGCACAAGATCCCCCAAGATGCCTACGTGGTACTGATTCATTGCGGCAACTACGAACAGTACAACCGGAAGAGCATTGACACGTCACTTTTCGCCTTTGAGGAATTCTACAAGCAGCATCCCAACGCCTTTCTCCTCTTGCACGCCTGGACTATGCAAGGGATCGAGGGAAAAGAACACAACTCTTATTCTAAATTCATCAACGCTCAAGACGTTATTGCCGAGCTGGACGTGCCCCACGACCGGATCCACCACGACAACTCCATTGTCAGTCACGAAACGATCGAAGAGTATTATGCTGTCAGCGATGTATTGTTGCACGGCAGTAAGATCGAAGGGTTTGGGCTGCCGATCCTCGAGGCGCAGCTTCGGGGGTTGCCGGTCGTGACCAACGGCGTGACTGCGATGAAGGATTTTACCTATAACGGCATCAGCGTACCCCCGATTCAGAGAGAGTACTTTAACGGACTTAGCACGGTGTGGGAGACGCCGAACATTGCGGAAATGGCCTCGGCCATGGCTACGCTGTACGCAAAGCGAGACGCCGAAAATCCCGAGCGACAGGCTGCGATCGATCGAATTATGCAAGAGATGGAAGAGGGGGTGGTGTGCGAGCAGTTTCTGACGTTATTCCGGGGCGGCATGTTCAATCCTCGGGTCGACGAATCGCCTATGTTTAAGCGGTTTCATTACGACGAGCCGAGGAACAAGTTCATCGTGTTCCACAATAACAGCACAGAGGAGGTGAAGCAGCTTGACCGGATTGAGGAAACCGATCTGGGGAGCAACTGGTTGATGTTCATTAACAACGCCAAAACGATTGGAAACATCAATATTAACAATCTCTACGGTGATCACAACCTGATTATTTTCCAAGAGCGGTTATCGAATGCATCGTTGGTGCCAAAGGTACAAGATCTCCAGCAGGGGATCATTGACTTGTCAGCGACCACCTTCATGTGCAAGAAGTCGCTGATCGGTGAGTGGTTCGCAAAGGAATCGCAGAACGTGAATCCCAAGTTCTTCCAACAATACATTCTCTCGCGAATCCTGGGAACAGCCAAAATTGGGATGGACTCGGCTTGCGTCGTCAACGAGTATACAAAGTAGTTGATCAGAGGAGCGATGAATACACTCGGATCCCCCCTCTCTTTCCGATCAATGTTATTTCGCTTGAGTGTTTCCAAGAAAAGCGGTCTGTCTTTGTAAAATGGAACGATCCGCACATTGACTACCAATTCCATAATGCGTGTGATGGGATGCAGTTGAGATAGAGCCGACAATAGGAGTACACCTTGGCTGGATAGTTGGTCATTGGGGGGGGGCATATTATAGTGCCTTAACCCACAAACACTTGTGTTAGTAGTGTATTCAGACCCAGCAGCTGATGATCATTCTAGATATATTCGCACACCACCGCCTTTAATTCGCCGCCTTCGCAGTCCACAATCTGATACGGTTTGCTGCAGCCGATGATCGTTCCCGTCGCCGCCAACTGTTCGCAGACTGTCTTGGGTGCGTGTGGCGGAATTGGGACAATCAATCCACGCTGCTCATAGGGTTGTCGCATGCAGCCGTGCCGGAAGATGCGGCAGTTTAGCTCGCTGCGATCCACTTCGATCCAAGTTTGCCACTCTTCTTTCCCGTCGGCGACGCAGTGCGGACACTGCACCGCCACAGTACGCGCCGTCGATTCCAGTTTACCGCTGGCATCGGTGAACGCTGAGGACATGCGTCTATGTAAGAGGGGGATCAAATAATTGGGGGGTCGTAGGGGAGGGCGGAGCCCTCTACTAGGTGTTAACACGATCATTGGTTCGGGGGTCGTAGAGGCAGTTGGAATGGGGTTCTCGGGCTCCACCCCGATAACCTCCCAATAATTTGATCGCAACATTAGTTAATACTACAACGGATTGACCAAGGCGTCACGTAAAGAGAATGTCACGACAACAATAGTGCCGTTTCGTTGCACATCTGATGCTCCAGAACCATATTCACCCATTGTCAGCTACCAAATGGGTCCGCACATTGTGCTGGTGATTCCGATACGTTAGATGCCATTTGTTAAGTTATCCTCTGGCAGCTCGTTGCTTGAGGAATCCTTGAGCCGCGCGGTAGCAAATTGCTCCAGGTGCCTTTTGGTGATCCAAAGAAGAAGCCGGAACAACAAAACACATTTCTCTAAAAGTGGGTGGCCGAGTGTACGTGATTAGGAGTAGTAAGTGTCGGGAGAATGGGGTAATCCGTAATACTTTGTTTCTATTGCCCCCCCCTGGCGGTCATTATATGAAGGTCACGGGGGTCCACCGCAGCTGCTTCACGAACCCCTCGGCTTTGGCAAAATTGCGGTGCCGATCTTGTGTACTGGGCGGTATCCATTCGTGGTGTTCGCCCACGACACCAACAACATAAAGCTCCACGTACTCAAAGCCTGTGGTTTTGTTGGATTAGATGGCAAAAAGTGCAAGATACAGCAATTCCCGATTGACGGCGATGGCATCATTTAGGTCAAGGGGGTTGTATACAGATCAAGATGGGCTGTCTTCTCTTCCGACCTGAGGGGTTGAAATACACCAGCAGAAATTGATCTCCACCGCATCGCCAACACACTACACACCCTCCCCTCTTGCAAACCAATGTCCCTTCGTGCAGACTCTCCGCTTCCCACCATCGACGACATCATGGAGACCGACTTTGGTGCGCCGGCGCCCGCCTTCTCGGTATCCGACTACAAGGTTAATGTCATTGCGCCTGATCCAGTGGCATCTGCCAAGGTGCCGCCATCGTCGGTGCTTCTGCTCGACATCTATCCTACTGGCAGTTGTAGAGCTGGGTTGCCAATGTGTGTAGTGACCAATCTGAAAGAACATGTGTCTGAGCGCGATCGCGCCGACAGCGGGTTTGATTTGCCGATGCCTATGGCGGTGACAATTCCGCCGCACGAGACGGTGCTGGTCAAACTGGGAGTGACAGCGACGGTTCGTCGAGTCATCACTTATCAGGCTCCAGACGGTGAATGGAAGATGGAAGAGCAATCGGCCCGGCGGCTACCCTTCTGGATGGCGCCTCGGTCCAGCATTTCCAAGACGCCGCTAATCTTGCACAATAACATTGGGGTGATTGATGCGGGCTACAATGGCGAAATTCAGGCGGCGCTCCACAACACGTCTGATGAGCCGTACGAGGTGAAGCAGCTTCAGCGGTTGGTACAGATAGTCTCGGGCGATCTGACGCCATTCTACAAGGTCACGATCCATTATCATACGGAGAAGCAAAAGGCAACGCGACGGGGTAGCGGTGGTTTTGGGTCAACGGGGCAATGACATCATCATGATCAGCATTAGCAATGAGTTGAGGATCAACAACCGAGTTAACAACCCACTTCAACCACCCCCTATCCTCTTGTATTTTTTGTTTTCCTGGGTCTATATAAGATGTCTAAGAGGCGGAGTCGGTTGGAAGTTGTAGCGGAACGATACTATGCTCTGCATGAAGAGATTGGTGTTTTGAGGCGAACGTTGGCTGATTTGTTGGTCAAGTGTTTTGACAAAATGACGGCGGGTGAAAAACGAGAATATAACCGGGCAGTAGGACACTACGAGGGTGGACCCCAAGTGCCACCGCACCATCCCACCAATATGCGTTGTATTCAGAAGTTGTCAAAAGGGCATCAGGAAATGTATCGGTCCATTATAGAGAAAGTGATCAAGAAGCAAGATGAAGCAGCAAAGTTGTATGTGGAGTTGGCCGAGGGAGTTAAGGGACTTGGGAAGTCGGGTGGAAAGCGGCGGAAGACTCGGGGCAAGAAGGGGCGTAAGGGGAAGCGGGTGTCAACTCGGCGGCGTCGTCATTAACTCATTCATCAAGAATTCTAATACCTTATACTAGGGCAAGGAATGGGAGGTACTATATTGTCATGGTGAAACAACACTTATTTGTCGCTGGTGTTTGTGAGCATCTTGTTGTCAGTTGGACACTACGCTAGTGTACAAGAGTTCGGCAAGATGGTGTACTGAAATTCAGATTCTTCAGATTGTCGTGGCAACATTGGGGGGTAGGTGCGTTTGGGGTCTTGGGCGACGCCAGATACAAAGGGCGATGGTGGATGTCAGTGGGCCGGGCAGTGTTGGGGGTGTTGTTGGCGATACTGTTGATGGTGGGAATTGGCTTCAAGGTGGTGTAAGCTCCCAAAACCCCACTCGGTGGAAGCGGTGGTGTGTCCGTCGATATCGGTAAGTGTCAGACCTGGCGGGTCTGAGGAGTTGAGGAATTGAGGAGTTGAGGAATTGAGGAGTTGAGCAGTGCTAGTTTAGATACCGAGTGATGGCGGCAATCAACGGACCATCCTCACTCTCCATGTCGTGGGCCAGGGTGCGGGTGATCCGGGGGCTGCATTGGGGAGGTGAGCTTGCGGCGACGCATTCGGGTCGGCCAAGAGCTCTAGATCGGTACAATATAGTAGAAGGTTCGCAAAAAATCGTGTCAATTCGCAGTCCGTTACGTGCTGCGGCGATAATTTCAATCATCTGCGTAGCGCCATAAATTGCCTCGGCTGGGAATCGGATTTCGGCGACACACCGAGATCGGGATGGCCGAATCTGTCGTCCTTGCCCCGCAAACTCATCAGCATCCCATGAGAGAGTACCCCCATATTCTGTTGCCTGCTCTTGTAGCATTGGCAGTAGTGATGTACGCGCTTTCTGTGGCCCTGAGATTTGAAACACGTAGTCGGTCATCTCTGATCAAGAAAGGGACAAAGAGACAATTTAAGCCCCCCAAGTACATGTCGACGCTAGGGAAGAAAAATCCGCATCCGCGGGACAGTCGCATCAAGTTCCAAAAGGAAGGCCATGTTTATTTCATTGATGGTGGCCGCGGCTACACAAGTGTCACGACCTGGGGAGGTTCCCACTTCCCCAAGTTTGATGCTGATTTGGTGATCGAACGAATGATGAACGGCAAGAACTGGCACAAGTCGCAATACAACGGAATGTCGGCGGCAGCAATCAAGAGTCAGTGGGACACCAACGGCAACGTCTCCAGGACGCTCGGGACCAAGTTGCACGACGATATCGAACGCACCATCGACGGGCAGAAGGTTGTCAACACCAGCCCGGAGTACGATTACTTTCTGAAGTACCGCAAAGAAAAGCTGACAGAAAACATGCCATACCGAACTGAGTGGACGATCTTTGACGAAGAGCACAAGCTGGCGGGGTCGATTGATTATGCTGCAATCCGCTCTGACGGCACCATCGACCTCTATGACTGGAAGCGTTCCAAGGAGATCAAGATGGACGGCTACGGCGAGTATGCACTGACGCCATGCATCAGGCACATCCCGAACGCCAACTACTGGAAGTATGCGCTCCAGCTCAACATCTACCGAGACATCCTGGAGCGGTGCTACAGTCTGAAGATCAACTCGATGACGATCGTCTGCCTGTACCCTGGTAACCCGTCTTATATGGAGTATGACGTGCCCCGAATGGACAACGAGATGGGGCAGCTACTGGAAGATCGCAAGCAAAAGATGGTGCGAAAGGCACAGACAGCACCAGCGGCGGTGACGGCACCCACAATAGCAACACCCGCGGCAGCACCGCCCAAACCTATCCCATCTACCCCCTCTTACTAACAGTCGCAAGAGTGGTTGAACTTGAGCAGTGGTACCTCATCCAGAGACGGGTCTATGGTTACGTGCCACGACGCAAGATGCCTGGGTTGGGACCGCGGTATGTCTGTTGCATTCCGTTGACGTATGATCCTGAATGTTAGAGCAAGAGACGCAGCGGTTGCTGGCGCAGTTGATGCAAGAAGGGGAGGTGGTGTGTGAGTCGCCAAAGGTGCGGCACCGTATCTACGAGTTACTGGGTGAGCGTGGTCTGGAGTGGGAGTCCGAGAAGGTAGGAACGACGGGTGGTTGGAAGGCACTGAGTCCGTGGATTGCGGGGCCGCGTAATGGAATTGGGTATTCGCCGGGGCGCATCTTCAAGTGGCTGGAGCAGGAGCGGTAGGATCAGGATGAGTTGATGAAGGCTTATCAGTATTATGCGGGGTGGGGGTGGTATTCAAAGCCGGGGCAGGAGGTAACAGAGGCGGATGTGCAGGAGTTGTTTGACGCAAAGGCACGGCATGATCCGTTGCGGAAGGAGCACGTCTATGAGACGCTCCACAGGCTAATGCCAACGGACAAGTATGGTCCGTTTGATAGTGTGGGGATTACCAAGACGATCAAGCGAATCAGGCTCTGCGGCGGGGTCGCCGCCCAAAAGGACTTAGAGAAGGATGCACAGGTGGCCGACGCATCCCCCCCGCAGCGCCGCAGGCGCAACCAACCACACCCCACCTACTCTTTCGTAATTCGCCGCCCATGGGATGGGTTCTGGGAGCGTGCCGTTCTCCTACGACCCCCCTAGAACGAAATCAACATGAAATTGAAATGAAAATATCACCTCAATAAGGGCACAACCCAGCGAGATGTGCAGCGCCCAGAGCACTCTGCCTCTCTTCCGGATTGAGGACCGCAACCGGGTCGCCTTTGAGATGTCCATCCGATCCGCCCTCACTGAGGTGCAGAAGTACATCTCGGAAAAGATCTACATCTCGGGGTCGTGTGCGCTGTGGCTCGCCGACAAGGATGCCCAGTGGGAGCCTGACGACATCGACATTGCGGTGCCGGTCAAGCACTGGTTTGACCTGGTGGGCCGGCTGATGTTGTTCGCCAGCAAGGAGCGGGTCAAGAAAGAGGCGAGCGGGTTATGCTTTGAGCGTCAACTCAACGGGTCCAAGCTGGGTCGGGACAAGATCCGAGTGCAGGTGTTCCCCACACTGAACCCGATGAAAGCGGTCTCATACTACGACTTTGACGGAGTACGGTGTTATGCCGAGCCAGCGGGCACCTTATCGTTGAAGGTGACGTGGTGCGATGGGGTTGACTCCGACAAGGTGCTCGGCGAGAAGAAGCTGGTGCACTACGTGAACGACAAGGCACTGGACGACGCCGGCAACATCTTGCCCAAGTTCAAGGCGCTGCGGAGGCGAGAGCAAAAGTACGCCGATCGCGGTTATACGATTACTCGGGTGGCGAGTCTAGACGCACACAGCCCGTATGACGAAGGGAAAGCTTGGACCAAGCCTATCGGCTCCCCACCAGGGGCCATTATTCTCTGCAACGAGGTGACCGGGCCACCTATCAACCAGTTGGACCTTATCAAATTGGATTACACCAGCGAACAAACAAGGCGGCTGGTGATGCGGTGGTTGGAGCAAGAGTGGCTGAAGAGTGGGTGCAAGCTGACAAAGAGTGAGCTCTGCGCAATGGCCGTGAAATTCCGAAACCCGCGGTTCCCATTGGTGTACTTGGGTCCATACGAGGCGAGGATGCTGGAGTATGAGGACCTGGTCAAGGCGGAGAGTCTGTGGATTGAATCAGGGTTTACGCTGACCAAGGAACAACTGCTGGAGAAGGTGGGGCCGACGCCCGAGATGAAGCCAGAGGATCTGTTTCAGTGAGATGAAGAGGATAGGGACGATGCAAGAGGGGAAGAGTTGGTGATATGACGTAAGCGGCGGACGGGCAATTTTTCCATTCCATTCTGTGCGGGGGGGGGTAAATTGAATTAGACGTTAGCTCCCAAGCTATAGGTTAGAACCCTGCAGCAATGATGCCTGCACGCAAGGACATGAATCCCTTTCGGCTCTACAACCACATCCGCTGGGAACTCCACCGTGTGCTCAGCCTCTTTGGCAAGAACAACTTCCGGGGGCACTTGGAAGAGGCGCAGTTTGTGGATCTGCCCGACGGCAAAAAGGATATCATTCCGCCCAAGGGTCCGCAATACTGCGGGCTGCTGACCGGCTCGGCCGCACTCTGGATCAAGACCAACGACAAGATCAACCAGCGGATGAACTATCAGTGGTTCCCTGAGGACATTGACATTGCGATCAACGCTGCTGTGTACGACACGGTGGTGGCGGCACTCAAGCTGCAGGGTGCAGTCGAGGTCCATGATCGCCGCAGGCACAACGGCTTCAAGTACCAGATGCACACGATGTACGGGTTTGGGGGTATCAAGGGCGACTCAACTCCAAACGACCCCAGCATGCCACCGATCCAGGTCTACCCAGTGCCCGACGTGATGAGGTCGATAGAGGAGCACGATATCGAGGCGTGTCGGGTATGGGGGCGAACCAATGAGACCGCTGATGGACCGCACATTGCAGTGTTCTTCTGCGAGAGTGTGGATGAGAAGAAGGTTCTGGAGCACAAGGAGAGCTATGTGTACGGGCAGCACCGGCCAATGGGATGTCTTATAGCCAACGACGACCCGCGGTGCCAGTTCCTCAATGGGATTGTGCCTGGTGGATATGGGAACGAAGCAGAGGAGCTGGTGCGGAAGAACCCCCGTCGCTGCCACGTGGGACAGGAGCGGATTCGGAAGTACACTGACCGAGGCTACACACTGGTCCCAGTTATGCAGTCAACTCCCACTCACTGCCCCTACTGCGGATCGACAGACGAAGACCTGCCGATTGGCTACGATAAGCGACCTGATTTGGAGAAACTACCGATTGTATGAGGGCAAGGAGGTTCGGGATACAGCTTGGCTCCGGATGCGTCCGACCAACCCACTTAAACCCCTCCCCCTCTTGCATAACACCGAGCATGGACGACGGCGATCATCAGGGATCTACTCAGGCTTTTTTCACTGTGCTTATTGGTTTGCCGCTGGCGCTGTGGGGTGGCTACTCGCTGATCCGAGACATGATTGAGAGTCAAGAGACACCGGTTCGAAAGGTGGCACCGTTTCGTCGTCGGCTCCGAGCCAAGCCTGCCGAGCACGAGCCGTCAGTAGCGTCCGATGCCCCGGCTGTATCCGATGACCTGATTGAGCAAGAGGAAGTGCCGGTGGATGAGATGGCAAATGGGGGGGATGGAGTTAATGAGGGCTGCGAGGGAGTTAAGTGCGACGAGGATGAAGAGCCAGAGGAGATTCCAGTCCACCCGGAGATCCTATATGCGCAATCGATCGAACTGAATGAGCCGCTGCCTGATGCCGACCAGGGGCCGAAGAATGCCTTTGTAATCGAGGCGACACCAGTGGGCTTAGTGGCGATGGGCTATGATTTCGAGAACAAGCGGTGGATCTATTGGGCTAATCTGACCCCACACTTCCGGGTGCTGGATGCCGTGGCGCGGGTTTACGCCAACACGCATAATCGGCACGAGTTGTACATTCCGCCGGCGGTGGCGGATGCGGCGAACAAAGCGGCAGAGAAGGAGGCGGCGAAGAAGCAAGAGGGGGAGGGTGCGGTGCCCGAGAAGATTGCGGAGGACAACAAAGCATCATTGTTCATCAATCCGACACCGGTAGGGTCGGGCGAGATCCCACGACCTGAGACGCAGCACGTGGCCAACTGTTTCAAGCGCAAGGGGATGCTCAGCGAACTGACGTTTATTCCAGAGGGCCCGCGTGAGCCGGCCAAGAAGACGTCGTACGCAGACTTCCTGGCAAAAGCGGGGCAGACCGCCAAGTTCTGAGTTAATGCACCCACCACGAGTTAACAACCCCTCATCCACTGAAATAAATCACCGGCAAGAATAGCCGACCTACATGTCCAACACACCTTCCTCTCGCAGAATCAGCCAGATTGGGCAACAGTCCAATGTGGCAACACTACGGGTGATGAATGATGCTGCGGGAGCGGCGGCGTTGGGAGCCACAGCCGTGGGGCAGGCATTGTCAACTCCAGAGGGGCAACTCGAGGCGGCCAAGCTCCGGTCTCGGTTCGAACAGATGGTGGGCAAGGTGGTGCAGCAGACTGGATATGCGATTCTGACAATGGCGGGTCCTTTTGGAGAATTAGTAGAGTTGCCGTTGGATGCGTTGGTAGACGCCAACAAAACGTTGGAAGTGGCCAAGCCTGCATTGAATCTGGCGGCGCAGGTGGAGCACACTCCGTCAATGAAGGCGCTTCTTAACACAGTGCCTTTGGCGATACCCGAGGTGGTGGCGGCGATCAAGGCTGGTAAGCTGACGCCGCAGATGGAGCAAGAGATTGCGCAGCGGGTAGCAAAGAAGGCGTTGGGCAACCAGCAAATTGCGCAGCACGCAGCAGCGATAGTGGCGATGCCGGACCGAATGACGCAGGCGGCGGCCAACACAGTTAACACCCATGTTGCTAGAGGGATGGGAGTTAAGGTGCATCCGCAGCTGATGCGGCAGCCGGTGGCGCCGGGGCGGAGGGTGTCAACTCGGCGGACGCAGCGAGCCGGAAGAGGGCGGAAGCGTGCCGGGCGGAAACACCCAAAAAAGGGACGAACACGCCGAATGAAGAAGATAATGCGCAAACGTTCGTCTTGGTCCAAGTGATACTTCAGTTGTTCGTCGGCTCACTCCTTTGCTTCACCCGCCCCAGCCACCGCCTTCTTCGTCTTCTCCCACTTCTTCAGGAACGCCAGGAACCCCTGCGAACGAACCACCGTATAACTGTGTCCAAGACAACTATACGCAATCTTGTAGGTTAGCGCCTGCTCTTCGGAGAGTGTTGACATGTAGGCGTCAAGTGCTTCGCGGTGGTTGTTCACCTCGGGGTCATGAACTCCGTTGGCTTCGAGCGGGGGCGGACTGGGCGGACCATCGGCCATGCCGATTGGTGCTGCTAGAGGGGGGGTGGGTGAGTTAAGATCAATTTGTGGGAATGTGGTTTGTTAACTCAGATGTGCGGGCTTAACAAAGGGCCAAAATTGATCTCAATTCCCCTTCTCCCCCTCTTGCAGACCCCCAGTCCGCAGTAATGGACAGTGCATCTCCAGCGCCATCGTCAACTCAGACAGCAGAGCAGAAGATGGTGATGGACGCCATTTCGTTGCGACCATATCCAAGCTACGAATCGTGGATCAAACGCCTGGAGTCTCGTCTTGATTTGTACGCCGAGTACGGAAAGGCAAACCACGTTCTATGCAAAATCATCTACGACAACTGTACCGACGAAGAACGGGTGGTTGATGCTGGAAAGCGTATTTACCGGCGTGGTGGATTTCAGGCACTCCAGTGCAACTACTACGTCATCTTGGCAGCGCTTCGAGATGCGGGCGTGGGGGAGCAATCTTTCGATATCACAAACATGTTTGAAAAAGTAACCCCTGAGTGGCGGGCCTGACCAGATGCCAAAATTGACCTCAACTCACCCTTTCCCCCCTCTTGCATACCCCTTCTAGTCCGCAATGGCAAACAAGGACCCTGTGAGTTTGCTCGGCGAACGCTCCCAAAGGCTCGGACTCGGCAACTTCCGTGAAGCTTACAGCGTCAATGTAGTACGACACGGCGAACAGGCGTGGGAGATCCAGCTATACGACGAACAGATCCAGAAAAACGTCAGCAGCGGGGTGCATACGTCCAAGAAGAAGGCGATGAAGGAGGCGGCGAAGCGGTTGCTGAAGGAGCTGGGCGAGGGAGTTAACTCGGCGGCAAAGGAGGGAGCCGAAGCGGAGATCCCCAAGTCGCTCAATGATGATGCGCTCATCGGCGACAAGGTGCTGGGGCTGTGTTTGGTGATGTGGCTGCGGCGGGAGCATCAGATCGTGGACAAGGGAGTGGTAACTCGGATGGTGGCCAACCTGCTGAGCAACGAGGCGCTTCAGCGGAACGCACACAAGATCGGGATTCAGGTGAGTGGCTTCCAGACGCACCGGGACGGATCAGTTGTGGAACAGAAGGCGTGGGAGATATTCGAGGAGGAGGGGTATGATGTGCTGAAGACGATGGAGCGGGTCAAGCCGATGTGGGCCGGTGCGGTCTGAGGGGTAACTCGGGGGGTCATGGAATGGTTATTCGGAGGCTTTGAGTTAACTCGGGCGGGGGGTCATGAGAATGGTAATTTGCCCCCCCCCTTACAAATTGAACCGAAATTAGCCCTTTTATGATTAGCAATCGCATCGAGCCGAACATCATGTCTGTTGCCGTCCCGACACTCAAACCCCGCATTCCGACCCACCGCTTCGTCCTCTCGCAGTCCATTGTGTCCGCACTGGACGCATTGGCCCAGCAGGGGTTTGCCGAACTGCGGCGGTCTCAGGCCGACACAGTTTGGTCCAATTTCGTTCAGTCCCATCAGATGTTGATTAGACTGGAAGAACAACGATTGCGGGCCCTGGGATACACAGGCGATCTCAACTCGAAGATGTTTCGGAGCGCCCGGTACTACCGAAAACCGAAGAACGGCTACGGTCAGCAAGAGGAGCGGGAGCGAGTGGTACGGCGGGAGTACCTGGCGACTCCCGAGGCGCTGCTGACAAAAATGGATGCCCACGTTTGCGACAACTGCTTTGGCACACAGCCGTTGTCGCCGAAGCAAGGGTGGGCGGCGTTTCAGGAGGCTGAGACAATGGCGGTGGAGGCGGCGATCAACGAACTCAGTGGAACCAATCAGCTAACCCGACCGGAAGCGGAAGAGAAGGTCAAAAAGGCGTACAAGAACCGGCATTTCTTGCAGCGGCGGAAGCGGCAGGCGGCGATGGCGGCGGTCCAACAGGCAAAGCCCGACTCGATCCCGGTCTGATGATGTGAGGCACACGGAATTGGAACTTTGGCGTGCTCCGCTGTGGTAAACCACCCGTACATCGAATAAACAAACAACATCCTGGGTGGATATGTGAGGCACACACAAAGTCCCTGACCCGTTCGTCAGGGAACATCCCACAAATTGATCGCCCAGACGTCATAGTTTTTCAATCACTACCACCGACCCGAACATCAACATGTCATCAACCTCTAGTGACGAATCAACAACCGAACGCGGTTTCTCTCCAGAACCCGAGTCCGCATCGACCGCACCAGCACCCCGGCCTACGCCACAGCCGAGACCCCGCCACCAGCCGCGGGTTGGCGCACTGGCTCCACTTGTACAGTTGCGGAAAGTGCCCAGGCCTCGGTCGTCGGTTCGGATCCGCGGCCACTGCCTGGTGTGTCTTGGCGACGATCAGCCGCTGGAAAAGCTGTCGGGCTGCACCCACTTTGTCTGCACCATCTGTACCCCCCTCTTGCCCGTTCGCACCTGCCCTTGCTGCCGGAAGCCTTTCACCATTCAGGCCTCTGCCGCTCGCACCACCGACCTGACCTGTCAGCGACGCATGGTTCGCTCCTGGTTCGAAAAGTGGTGCGAACGCACTGGATTGGAACCGCACGCACACCAGCTCTCGGGGCTCCAGTGGATGGTGTCGGTGGAAACTGGTACCAGACTGAATCAACTGACCAAGGGTGGCATTCTAGCCGATGAGATGGGGCTGGGCAAGACAATGACGACTCTGGCGCTGATGATGTGCCGGCCGAAACGGCACCAGCTCATCATTGTTCCCCGCGTCTTGCTGGCGCAGTGGGTACAGGTCATCAGCGAAAGGCTGAATCACAAGCCGCTGGTGTTGCACGGGTCCAAGGTCCACCACTACACCGCCGAACAAGTGGAAGCCGCACCCATCGTGATCACCACGTATGGAATGATAACTTCTCGTTCGCGACCGACGGCCACTCACCTGCTCGTTCAAGAGCAAGAGTGGGGCAGGGTGGTGATCGACGAGGCTCACCACTTGCGAAACCAGGGCCAGTCATACTACGGCGTCCGGGCACTCCGTACCGACCACTTCTGGTTCCTCACCGGCACGCCGATCCAGAACAAGCGGGGCGATCTGGATTGCTTCTGGAAGCTGCTGGGTGTGCCGCCAACTATCTTCGCCATTCCCGGCTCGGAAAAGCGACTGATCGAAAACCACATCCTCAAGCGAACCAAAGCGTCTTTGGGGATCGGGATGGCCGAGCCAGTGGTCAAGATTGAGCGGTCCACCTGGAACGACAACGGCGAACTTGACATCTCCGACCAGTTCCATTCCACTCTTGAATGCTTTGGCCGCAACCGGAATGACATTCGGCACGGTGTGCGAGTGTTTGGGGCGAACGTGCTGGGTGCACTCACCCGCTGCCGACAGTCGTGCGTCAGCGCCGACCTCTACCTGCGCGATCTCAAGCAATATGAGAAGCAGCGGGCGGTTCCAGATGAAGAACCATTGGGATCCGATTTGCAGCCGGGTAGCAAGCTACAGAATCTTGCCGACCACATTGTGGAGACACACACAGCCGAGGCCGGCACCGAGGAAGCCGGGCGCAAACGGCTGGTCTTCTGCCACTACCTTGGCGCAATGGACTACCTCCAACATGCCCTTGAACCGCACGGATTGACCGTGGGACATATATCGGGCAAGACGCCGGTCGGTCAGCGGCAGCAGTACATCACCCATCCAGTTGACGTGTTGCTTCTCCAGATCCGCACCGGCTGCGAGGGACTCAACTTGCAGGCGTACTCGGACGTCTACTTTGCAACGCCGCATTGGAACCCGGCGGTGGAGGAACAAGCGATCGGGCGGGTGGACCGACTTGGGCAACAGCGGACGGTGCGGGTCTTCCGATTCATGATGGACGCCACGGGCGATGGCGGAGTGTCTTTGGACCAGTATTGCGAGATGACGCAGCAGAAGAAGAAGCTGGCGGCGGATATCATCAGGACTAAAAGTAGGTAGGTCAACTCCCATGAAGCAGCGAACAACCTTTTTCATTACCCTCCTCTTGCTAATCGTAATCGCTGTGGTCGGTGGAGCCGTGTGGTTGTTTGGAGGAGTGCAAGAGGGATGGCAGAGCTCTGCGAGTATCCCAGGCTACAATCCACCGGCGTTCAAGACTTTTTTCTACAAATACAATCTCAACAATGCGGCGTCTTCTAATTGGTGTGGGGCGGACGATGGCACCTGTACTGGGGGCATTTTGGCCGACACAAGTCCAAGCATCGGACCAGGGGTTGGGGCTATGATCAATACTTCAGGGCAGTGCCAAGATGGAGTACCGCTAGGAGATCAGGCAATCTGCGAGTGCTACCAGTTGCAAAAACAACATCAGGACGGCAGTGTGCAATTCACCCAATCCTCCTCTCCTTTCTGTGTTCCTTGTCCTGATGGAGCCGTGTGCCCCAACCCTAGAGAACACTGGTGCAAACCAAACTATCAGTCCGCTGCTGGTGGTTTTGGATGCGAGGCGTGTCCAGCGGGGCAGACATCGCTTGGTGGCAGAAAGACGGACCAAAACGGAGGAAAGTGCACCACACCGACCTGTCAGCCCGGGCACTATATACCCAGCGGCACCACCACCTGCGCTGAGTGTCCGGTCGATCACTACTGTCCCGGAGGAACCTCACTGGAGACGGCGTGCCCCAGCGGCACCACTGCACTCCCGGGTTCGTCGAGCGCCAGCGATTGCAAGACTCCGCCACCACCCGCACCTCCTGCACCCCCAACGTGTAGCCAGGGTCAGTACCTGGATTCCAGCGACAACACTTGCAAATCGTGCCCGACAGGTTCGGTCCCGTGGCGCAATACATCATCGGACCCCTGGAGTTGCGTTAATCTGACGTGCCAGGCTCCCGGCAGCGCCGATAACGGATGGTTCGACGTCACCTTGTACCCTTCTAGCACCCACTGGACCGGGCAGGCAGGTTGTGACATACAAGGGGGCGAGACGTGCGAAGTGCCAGATGCTGCTCGGCTGAGTGCGGCTGCGGCACAGATTGCCGCTGGTGGTGTGACAGGGGCACAAGTCTACACCAACATGATGTGCCGGCGGCCGTTAGCTCCGGGCGGTGGCGGGTCAACTCCAGGCGGCGGCGGTGGCGGGTCAACTCCAGGCGGCGGCGGCAGCGGACCGGCCCCCGCACCAACACCGGCTCCCAGAAGTTTCACCCCCTCTGGCAAGTACGCATTGTGCTGTCTGACGGGCGCCTACGGGCAGGGTGGCGACGCTACCGCCCCAGGATCGTTGGTAAGGATTTGGAGCAGCCAGGAAGCTGCACAAAATCGTTCGACCGACACCACCGAGATAGTTCAGCAGGGAGGCACAGGGGGCTGTGGCAATGTCAACGACGTTTCTGTCTGGAGTAAGGTTCGCGAAGTGTCACTTGAATGGCTAGATGCAAGAGGGACAGCAGGTGAATGGTCTAACCCATGCGTGTGCAACGGAACGATAATTCAATCAGAACCCTGGTGCAGTGCGGGACTACACACCAAGGACGGAGGTCCCAACCCCACCTCTTCGATATGTGCCAGTGGATCAAGCCACGGCGGCGGATTGCCTCCCCAGCCTACCGGTTGTTAACTCGGGGAGGGGGTGTTAACTGGCGAGCACGTTGATGATGAACCGGATAAGCGATCCGATGGTGCCGCCAAAAATGACTGCGGGCTGGATGTAGCCGGCGATTATATTGAACGGCGCCCCCCGCCACCACATCGGGCAGTCAAGCAACTCTCGTTCCATCAGAATAAACGGACACTTGCCCCCGTATACCGCCTGTACCACTCCGATCAGCGAACAACACAACAAACAGATGAAAATTATACCTGGATGTTCGCACACCAATCCACAGTAGCTCAGGAAGACCGGCATGATCCACCAATGCCAAAAGGCCAAGAGCACACCAGGAGTCCAGATAGGGAGTCCACGTTTGCGAGCTTCAGTTCGCAACCGACGGCACAAGACGATGAGTTCAGGGTAGCGATGAGTTAACCCCATAGGTTTGAGTTGACACAATGGGGATGTCATAGATGGATGAGAGGTCTGATATATCCAGCAAGATTACACAGCGGTGGTCAACGGAACCGAGCCAGCTGGATTGGGTGCTGACTGAGAAACAGGAGCAGGTAGAGAAGAATTGGGCTCGGGTTTGCCACAGATGCACGGGCACCACCTCTTCATACACGACTTGGTTTTCTTCTTAAGCACATTAATGTTAACTTCACCCTTGGTGGCGTCAACTACCAGCGAGAAGATGCCGTCCAGGAAGCCAGTGGCCACAATGGCCCGGCACAGCGCCTTTTCTTCTTGAGACATCTCCGATTCGGCAATAAACCGCAGGATGATCTCCTTGGCGTAGGCAGCTTTGTCGCCGGACCGCACCACAATTTCAGCCACCTCCATGGCATACTGGATGTGATGGGGGAGTGTTTTGAGCGAGATGTGGCCAGGGTAAACAGGTTCAACTTGTGGCTCCGACATATTTGTCTCTTAGTGTTATGGGTTAAAAACTAATCGGCACTTGGGCGCAGACACGCACCCCCAGTACAGTCACAACTCTCACACTCACCTCCCCTCTTGTTATCCTCGGCGTTGCTGCCCTTTCCACTTAGAGCCGCACGATCAGCCATCACCCACGCCAACACCAGCATCACCAGAACCGCCACCACTCCCAGCGTTGCAATCATTTGCACACTACATTCCATCTTGCTCTCTCATAACGGCCGATTTGTTCTGGGCCGCGGCCTCCAGCAGTCCCACAAAGAGCGGACCCGGGCGATTCACTCGCGATGTAAATTCGGGATGGTACTGAACTCCTACGTAGAATGGATGCTGATCCAGTTCTACTGCCGCACAATGCTGATAATTGCCCATGTGCGTATACGCCACCTCACGCAATTGCTGTTCCACTCGCTTTTCATAGCTGAGTCGCCTCAACTTGCCAGTCTCCAGTACGTACCGATGCCGGAAGCGTTCGTGGACATTCTGGGCCTTTTGGTGGCATCTGGTGTACTTGCACGGTCGGATGTAGCTGACGCCTTCGGAAGGAGCGGGAAAACACAACGTTACCACCGACGATCCCAGCTTGAGCTCGGGCATTTGCCTTAGGATCGGAACCGCTCCATCATCATCGATCTCGCCAATGACTGCCTCGGGAATTATCAGAACGTTCCTCCAGTAGTCGCACAACATTGTTTGCATTCCCAGGCAAATCCCCAGGGTTGGAATAGAATTCTCACGTCCAACACGACAAGCGAGAATCTTGCCTTCGACGCCTCGGTCGCCAAAGCCACCGGGAACGATAATACAATCACTCTGCAAGAGGGGGAGGTAGGTGGTTGAGTCGGCATAGTTAAGGGTCTCAGCATCGACCCAAATGATTTCGGTATGGACCCCAATGAGATGCGCAGCGTGGCCAATGGCCCGGGCCAGGCTGAGGTATGAATCCAGCAGCCCGACGTACTTGCCCACGATGGCCACTGTCAGCTTGGGGGCGAGCTCGGGTGGGATGTCTGGCAACCATTGGCCCAGGTATTTGCGGACAGAGGTTTGGTCGGGGTTCGGGAGCCCCAGCACCTTGCAGATCGTCTGTGTCGCTTCTTGGACCTCTAGCAGACCCGGGACAGCGTAAATGTCGGCGACATCAAAGGCAGCTAGGATCCGGGAAGGGGCAATAGCACACGCTTGCGACAATTTGGTGCGGATGCTGTCCGAGATGGGCTTGGCCGAACGGCATACCAATATGTCCGGCACAATCCCGAGCCCCATCAGGTTCCGAACGCTTTGCTGAGTGGGCTTGGTCTTTTGCTCGCCTACCGATCCCACCACCGGCACCAGGCTAACGTGAACAAAACACATGTTGTTGCGACCCACTTTGGTCTGGAATTGCCGAAGGGCCTCTACAAAAGGGGCACTTTCCATGTCACCGACAGTGCCGCCGAGTTCGATGATACAAACATCGGGGATGGGCTGTGGGACGTCGACCAGTCGCTCAACGCCGCCACTGCCGCTACCCGAGTTAACCGGAAGCCTGGCCGCCGTCTCAATCCGGCTCTGAATTTCATCGGTAACGTGTGGCACTACCTGCACCGTCTTGCCCAGATACTTGCCTTCCTTCTCCCGCATAATCACCTCGGCAAACACCTTACCGGTGGTAATGTTGTGCCGTTGGGTCAGCGTGATGTCCAGAAAGCGTTCGTAGTTACCCAGATCAAGATCGACCTCAGAACCATCATCGAGCACATAGACTTCGCCGTGTTCGTAGGGGCTCATTCGGCCAGCGTCGCAGTTAAGATATGGGTCGATCTTGATGGCAGTGACGTTGTACCCTGCCGCCTGCATCAGGACCCCGATGCTGCTGGCGGTGATGCCCTTTCCTAGTCCAGACAGCACACCACCAGAGACCACGATGTACTTCATCGCTCTGCTATCAAGTGGAAAGAGGGGAGGCCTAAGTGAGTTAACTCGTGGGTCCAGAGTTAACACCCCCACGCCCCCAAAACTGATCTAACCCTCATACCCCCTCTTGCATTACAGAGCTTTGCGATGGCGGAGCACACGGAGCAGGAGGCGATTGGTTTCATGGAGGAGTCTGTCCGGAGGGACGAGGGATGCACATTGGATAACAGAGAATTGTATGCAATGTATAAGGATTGGTTTGCCCAACAACACCAAATGCTTACTGCACAAGAGTTCAAGCGAATCTTTCAGAAACACAACCAGACTAGTCTTGGCGAAGAGGGATGGTCTGGATTTCGGTTTGCCTACTTTCACGAATATGGCAAAGGTCGAACGACCAGTGATCCACGGAACGAACACCGGAGCGAGCAGGACCACATTGCCGAGTTCTTGGAGGAACGGGTTTCGTTCCGGGAGGGTTCGCTGTTGCGGAAGGAGCCGGTGCTGGAGGAGTTCAAGGCATGGCACAGCAATCTCTACGGCAGACGGGC